CGAATTGGACATCGATCTGGAGCGGATTGCCTCTCAGGATCGTGACAGTGCGCGTAGCCGGGAAGTTGCCACCAGGGCTTGGACGCCCCGTGTTCTGGCGGGCTTGATTACGGCTGGCTACTTTGGGGTGCTGTTTTATATGCTCAAGAATGGCCTGCCGCAGCATGGCGGATCGGAGGCTATGCTTGTCATGCTTGGCACCCTTGGGACTGCCTGGGGTGGCGTGGTGGCCTATTACTTCGGCTCTTCGGCGGGTTCTAAGGCCAAAGATGAGGCTATCCGTAGAAATATCAAATGACTTGGGGTAAAAGACTGGGTTAATGTCCCTCCCGGTAAGGGGTTTCGCTTATGACCACAGGTTTAACGTACAGCCAGTATGTGGACGAAATCGCCACCATGGCGGTTGTGGCGTCAAATGACCCCAATTTTGTGGAAATCCTTCCGCAGATGATTACCTATGCGGAGAACCGGATTTACCGCGATCTGGACCTTCTCAGCACGGTTACGTCAATCAGTTCTTACACCACCGCTGTAAATGGCCGCACCCTCACCTTTCCGGTAGCGGATTTCATTACTGTGCAGGAAGTGAACATCATCACCCCTCCTGGCACTCCTGTGCCAAACAATGGGACGCGGGTTGCTTTGCTTCCTGTGACCAAGGAGTGGATGAATTACAATTACCCCAATCAGGTGTCGGCTACTGTTCCCACCTATTTTGCCATGCTGAACCAGAACACCATCATTTTAGGCCCCTGGCCTGACAACACATATACCGTCGAGATTGTGGGGACGTTCAGACCGGATTCGCTTTCAGTGGCCAACCCGTCCACTTTCGTTTCTCTGTATTTGCCTGATCTGCTGATCATGGCGTCGATGATCTACATCAGTGCCTTCCAGCGTAACTTCATCTCGGCGGCGGCAAATGATCCGCAGATGCCGGTGAATTACGAAACGCAGTACCAGACGCTGCTGCGCAGCGCGATGGTGGAAGAGGCGCGGAAGAAGTTCCAATCGGCTGGCTGGACTTCGATGTCTCCTGCTGTTGTCGCCACGCCGACGAGGGGCTGATAGATGCCCCACGCTACGCTTCGCCTTGTTCCTGGTGTCGATCAGAACCGCACTTTGGCGTTGAACGAGGCCGCGATTTCCGAATCGCAGTTCATTCGCTTTGTCTCTGATCGGCAGGGGCTTGGGCTGCCGCAGAAGCTTGGTGGTTGGACCAGATACTTCCCAACGGCCTTGGGAGCCACGCCTAGGGCGTTGCTGGCTTGGCAGGATACCAACAGCCAGCAGTATCTTGCGGTGGGCTGTCAGTCGCCCTCTGCCCTGGCTGGCGCCCCCATATACGTCATCAAGAATGGTCAGGCGATTGATCTGGCGCCGTTTGTAGAGCGGCATGATGTTGCTGTGAGTGTTACCACCACTACATCATCCAACACGGTCACGATTGAAGATACGGCCAGCAACATCTCAAACTATGATTCGGTCTTTGTGCTGACTCATATTTCTGTTGGCGGTGTCATTATCTTTGGTTTCTACCGTACATCCCAGGCCAGCGCGAACACCTATACAATCGATCTGACGACTGTTCTGGGCGATCCGCAAATACCGACGAGTGCCGTGGTGAATGGTGGGGTGGTTGCGCAGTTTGATACGACTGCCAATTCGCCTTTTGTGGATGTCACGCTGCCCGATCATGGTTTTGCTGTTGGTGACACCTTCCCGATCCTTGTTTCCACCTCTCTTGGTGGTGTGACGCTGTTTGGGAATTACACGGTTACGGAAGTGTCTAGTTCCAGCGTCTTTGTGATCAGCGCATCCCAGGAAGCCACCTCCACGGCCACCGCGTCTATCAATGGTGGTGATGCAGCGTATGACTATTACTATGCCTACGGCGCCTTGGTTACAGGCTCTGGGTATGGTGTCGGTGGTTACGGCACTGGCGGTTATGGGTCTGGCATCACCACGGTCACGCCGACCACTGGCGATCCGCTGTATGCCGAAGATTGGACGCTGGACAATTGGGGTGACACGCTGATTGCATGCCCGAATGGTCTGACCTTCGGCCCTGCTGTGTCTGATCCTTTGGGTGGCCCGATCTATGCGTGGTCGCCGCAGGCTAACTCGCCCACGCTGAACGTCATTCCAGAGGCTCCTGTGGCCAATGCCGGGATTTTTGTGGCGATGCCGCAGCGGCAGATCATAGCCTGGGGATCGACCTTCAACGGGGTGCAAGACCCGCTTTTGCTGCGCTGGTGCGACATTGAGAATTACCAACAGTGGGTTGCCCTGCCGACCAATCAGGCCGGGTCTTATCGCATCCCCAAGGGGTCAAAGATCATCGGATGTATCCAGGGGCCGCAGCAGGGCCTGATCTGGACCGACTTGGCCTTGTGGGCAATGCAGTATGTGGGTGCGCCCTATGTGTATTCGTTCAACGAAATCGGCACTGGCTGCGGATTGATTGCGCCGAAGGCTGCCGCTTCATTGAATGGTGTTGTTTATTGGATGTCGCAGAGCCAGTTCTTTGCATTGTCGCCCAACGGGGTGCAGGGCATCCCTTGCCCGATCTGGGATGTGATCTTTCAGGATTTGGACACGACCAACCTGGACAAGATCAGGGTGGCGCCCAATTCGCGGTTCAATGAGATTTCCTGGTTCTACCCGACGAATGGCAATGGCGGCGAGATCAGCGCCTACGTCAAATATAATGTCGGTTTGAACCAGTGGGATTTCGGGACGCTATCCCGCACTGCCTGGATTAACCAGTCTGTGTTGGGGCCGCCGATTGGTTCTACGCCAGAGGGCATCATTTATCAGCATGAGACTTCGGTGAATGCTGACGGCCAGCCGATGACATCCTACTTCCAGACGGGTTATTTTGTGCTGTCTGAAGCTGATGTGCTGACTTACATTGACCAGTTCTGGCCGGATGCTAAGTGGGGCCTGTATGCTGGCGTTCAGGACGCCAATTTGCTGATTACCTTCTATGTGCTGAATTATCCTGGTGATACGCCCAGGGTGTATGGCCCTTATGATGTCACCCAGGCCACGCAGTATATTTCCCCTCGCTTCAGGGGCCGTCTGGTATCGATCCGCATTGAAAGCAATGATATCGATTCGTTTTGGCGTATGGGCGCCATGCGTTATCGTTTCTCGGCAGATGGGAAGTTCTGAGAATGGCAAGCCTAGACGATATCGCAACTATTCAGAAGAATGGGGTTCTGGCCATCAATACGGTCAACCAGACCCTTGCGCGGTATTTCGGGACCAACACTTCGCAGACCTATGCTGCCAGCGCGGTGGTTTATACGGGGCCTGGGCGGCTGGTTAATGTGTCTGTGACGGTTGCTGGATCGGCGGTTGGTGCCATTCACAATTGCTCAAGTGTTGGCGCCGCCACGGCGGCTAACATGTTGGCTGTAGTGGGCAATACTGTTGGTGTGGTTGAGCTTAATTTGCTGTTTAACACGGGTCTGGTGATCATTACCGGCACTGGGCAGCAGTTCAACGTCACCTACTCGGTGGGGACATAGCCATGCCGCTTCAACGTGGAAAATCACAAAAAACAATATCAAAGAACATCAGCGAGATGATCCATGCCGGGCATCCGCGTGATCAGGCCATTGCGGCGGCGTTGAACATCGCCAGGAAGAAGGCTGCCGAAGGCGGCATGCAATTGGGTGCGGCAAACCCGCAGCCCGACAAAATCCATGTTGGGCCGATCCACAGCGCGGTGGCGGGCAGGACAGATCACCTGCCGGTGCATGTGGCATCAGGCTCTTATGTTATTCCGGCAGACATCATTTCGGCCATGGGTGAGGGTAATTCCATGGCTGGGTTTAAGGTTGCCGACCAGATATTTCGTGATCCAGAGGGGGATCGCGAACCCCACAAGAACCCGGCTTTTGCAGATGTAGAAACGGTTCCTGTGGTTGTAGCGGGTGGGGAATACATCATCAGCCCGCAAGATGTTATACATTTAGGCAGTGGCTCTATGGAGGATGGCCACAGGATGCTGGATGAATATGTGAAACAATACCGGCAGAAGACGATTCAAACCCTCAAATCCCTTCCCGGTCCAAAGAAGGATTGAGACATGTCGGACGATATTAAGGTCCGTATTGGTACGGCTGAAGATGTCCATGGCCTGATGGAATTGGCCATGCTTGCTTGCGACGAAAATGGGTTTGTCGTTCCTAACCCGATGAAGCTTTTGAATGAGATTTACCCGGCCTTGACCCTGCAATCTGGTATTGTGGGGGTGATTGGGGCGCCTGGAGAGAAGCCAGAGGCTGCCATCCTGTTGCGGGTTGGCCATGTCTGGTACTCTGACAACCCGGTCCTTGAGGAGCGGGCGATTTTTGTGCATCCAGATTTCCGTAGCGCGAAAGGCGGCAGGGCTGCTAAACTGTGCCGGTTCGCAAAGGAAACATCTGACAAGATGCAGCTTCCCTTGATGATCGGTGTGTTGAGCAATGATCGTACAGCCGCTAAGATTCGGATGTACGAAAGGCAGTTCGGTGCGCCGACCGGGGTGTATTTCTTGTATCAAGCCCAAACAGGGGGCTGGAAAGAGGCATCATGAGCGGTGGTGGTAAGAGCCAAACAAGTACCTCTTCGGTATCCATACCGCCAGAAGTATTGGCCCGGTATAATTCCGTAAACACCAGGGCTGAAGAAACGGGCAATATTCCGTTTCAGCCTTATGGCGGGGAATTTGTTGCGCCTCTTAGCCAGACACAGCAGGCAGGTATTGCCAACATCAATCAGGCTGCCGGTATGGCGCAGCCTTACTACCAGGGCGCCTCCGAGTCTCTTCTCGGCGGCGCTTCTCAGGCGCAGCCCTATTATCAGGCTGCTACGCAGCAGGTTGGTAGCAGCTTGGCTGCTGCCGCGCCGTTGCAGCAGGCTTCTATGGTCAACCAATTGGCTGGCCAGCAGGCCGGTCAGCAGGCTCTGGCGTCTGGCACGGCGCAATCTCAGCCTGTCTATAACACGGCCCTGACTGGCCTGGGGAACATTGCGGGCGTTACCTCACCGCTTCAGGCCCAGTCTTCTCAGAACATCCTTGGCGCGATGTCCACGGCTACGCCGATGGCGCATCAGGCCATCGCCAACATCATGGGCGCGCAGGGGCAGGCTCAACCCTACATGGGCGCAGCCGGGCAGGCTCTCGGTGCGGCGGCTTCTGCCACCCAGCCGATCCAGCAAGAAGCTTACCGTGGCATTGGCGCGGCCCAGGCTGCCGGATCGCCTTATCAGGAATTGGCGACGCAGTATGGCCTTGCTGGCGCGCGGCAGCTTACGCCGGAAGGCTTGAGCGTTGACCGCTATATGTCGCCCTACATGCAGTCGGTTGCTGAACCCACGATGCGCGCCTTGCGGCAGCAGCAGCAGATGGAGCAGCAAAGCATTCTGGGGGATCAAATCAAAGGCGGCGCCTTTGGTGGTGATCGTGGCCGTATTGCCCAGGCTGTTCTTGCCCAGCAGCAGGGCCTCGCCACGGCCAAGGCGATGGGCGACATTTACCAGCAGGGCTACGGTCAGGCTGTGTCTACGGCCCAGCAGCAGCAGGGCCTTCAGCTTGCGGCGGAACAGGCCAACCGGCTGGCGCAGCAGCAGGCCGCGCAGCAGATGCTTGGAATTGGCCAGCAGGGCTTTGGGCAGAACCTTGCTGCCTCGCAGCAGCGGGCGGCGCTGGGCCAGCAGTTGTTTGGCCAGGGCTTGGGTATGGCGCAGCAGCAGGCTGCGCTGGGCCAGCAGGCGTTTAATCAGGCGGCGCAGACATCGCAGCAGCAGGCTGCCTTGTCGCAGCTTCAGTATGGCCAGCAGATGGGCGCGGCCCAGGCGCAGCAGACGCTGGCGCAGCAGCTTGCCAGCCAGGGGCTTGGTACTGCTCAGGCGCAGGGAGGCATTGGCCAGCAGTTGTTTGGGCAGGGCGCCCAGGCTGCCCAGCAGCTTTATGGCATGGGTGCTGGCACTGCCGCGCAGCAGGCTGCCCTGGCGCAGCAGCAGTATGCTCAGCAGATGGGTGCCGCGCAGCAATTGCAGGGGCTTGGCCAGGGGCTGTACGGCATGGGCGCTGGCGTCAGCCAGGGTCTGACAGGGATTGGCGGTGCGGCGCAGCAGGCTGCGTTGCAGGGCGGTCAGGCGCAGCTTGGCGCTGGCCAATTGGAGCAGCAGACCCGGCAGGCTGAAAATCAGGCGTACTACAACCAGTTCCTGCAACAGCAGGGCTACCCATACCAAGTGGCGCAGTTCCTGGCGAATGTTGCGATGGGTACGGGTGCGCTTTCTGGTTCAACCACGACCACCACGCAGCCTTCTTCGTTCTTCTCCGATAAGCGGCTCAAGGATGACATTGAGCCTATCGGCAAGACGTATGACGGCCAGGACATTGTGCGTTACCGCTACAAGGGCGAGCCTGCCACGCGGATTGGCTTGGTGGCGCAGGATGTTGAGAAGAAGCACCCAGAGGCTGTTGGCTTGGCGGGTGGCTATAAGACTGTTGACTATGACAAGGCCACTGATGCCGCTGCGGCGCGGGCGCCGAAGGCTTGATGCTTCTGCCTATGGCGGCAGCGTGTTCCGTGAGGATGCCGGGCGTGGGTATGCTGTCGGCGGTGCGCCGGGCGGTGATGACATCCTGGCCCAGATCAATGCCCTCGTTAATTCCCACCAGGGCATGTTCCCTTATGGGAAGGCTGGGATGTATGGCAGTGGCATGGGTAAGGCGGGGCCTTATGGCTCTACGCTGATGCAGGCTTCCAACCGTGGTTTGATGCGGGCAGAGCCAATACGGCAGGCGCCTTCTTATGATGTCCGACAGGCTATGCGTGATGTTCAAGACATCCAAAAAATGCCTGAAACTATTTCCAAGAGTTATCAAGGCATTAAGGGTGGTTTGTTAGGTAGTCCAGAATCCACGCGGCGAATTACTTCTGGTGGTCAAACTGTTACCGAAACCGTTCCAGCATCTGGCGGCCTGCTTGGTAGTGGCGGCAATTTGCAGTGGGAAGGTAGCTGGGGCGCTCAATTGGCAGATGCTTTTGGATTGGCGCATGGTGGTGTTGCGCGCCAAGGCTTGGCAATGGGCGGCATGCCTTATAGCCAAGCCGAAAATGAATATGTGCCTGAAGACATCAGCGCTCCTGTAAAGCCACAAGGTTTGCAGCCAGCCAAGCCTGCTGCGCCTGGGCGCACGACCGGCGATGATATCATGACCATGATCAAGCTCGCCTCAATGGCCAGCGGCATGGGCTTTTCTTCAGGCGGTCTAGTACCGCGCCAAGGATATCAACCGGGTGGCGAAGTAACAGAAAATGTCCCTGAAGGGTATCTTGATTTTGTCAGCAGGATCGAAAGCGGTGGCAATCCGACCGCGACAAATCCACTTTTCCCAGTAGAGCGCGGTGGCCCTGAAG